CCGCCAACAACAGGCACGGTCATACTTGGCGACGATGTGGGTGGCATCAATGTAGAGGGTGTCATACAAAACATAGAGATCTTAAAACAAAACGCCAGCCAAGGCATTGCTGTGGCTAGACCAGAAATAGATTCACTGGTTCGACGTTTGCCGCTTTTAATGCGCACACCAGACGGATGGGTGCCCGCTTTTGGTACCGAGGTTCTTAAAATATTGGCCGAGGCAGATACTTACATTATAAATACCAGTGATAATGGATTATCAGAAATACGAGTAAAAGGCCTTAATCCAGTCAAAGTAGACCCATTGGGGCGCAAGTGGATAAGTTTCGTGAATACTCCACAAACTGATCTTGCAGAAATGGACGTTGCCGGAAAGTTTGTATTTGTTGGTTTTACAGCAAAAGGCATCATGCCGCAGCTGTCAACGCCAGCTGGGTTAATGGAACCACACAAAATACAAGCCGCTTTGGCAGAAAGCATACTCATAGAAAACAGCCCTTATGTGCCAGGTTATGCACTGGCGGCTGAATTGGCCATATTATTGGCCACAGTAGCCCTTACATGGCTTCTGGTGCTTAATTTAGGCATTACCCTAGGTATAAGCTCGTTTGCTGTTGTTTTTGCTCTTACAGGGTATGGTGGAGTGTACCTTATACAGCAAGGTATGCTTATAGATGTCAGCTGGGCCTTAATTTCGCAGTTTTTGACGGCTTCTACAGCGTTTTACCTCAATTTTAGGCAACAATTTAAGCTTAGACAGCAGATTAAGAAGCAATTCGAGCATTATTTGGACCCTAGACAAGTCAAACAGCTCCAAAAACAGCCTGATTTGCTTAAATTAGGTGGTGAATCGCGTTATTGCACGTTTTTGTTTACAGATCTTCGTGGTTTTACGTCTATGAGCGAAAAAATGACGCCAGAAGAGGTAGCAAACATAATGAATACCACTCTGACGATCCAAGTCGAAGAAATACAGCGTTCAGGAGGAATGATTGACAAATTTATCGGGGACGCTTGCATGGGCATCTTTTCGGCACCTTTGGATTTAGCCAGGCATGAAGACAGAGCAATAGAAGCTGCGGTAAGAATCCAGGAACGAATCAAAAAACTCAATGAAACGATGGACCAAGAAATTGCTATAGGTGTGGGCATCCAATCTGGATCAGCCTGTGTTGGGAATATGGGGTCAAATACTAGGTTCGATTACACAGCAATCGGAAATTGTGTCAACGAAGCTGCCAGGTATGAAAGCAGCACAAAAGCAGTTGGAGTTGATATAATTATAGGATACGAATGTGCAAAAGCTTGCAAATATTTGCTAAAAGAACTAAAACCGATTAAAGTAAAAGGGAAAGAAAGTAAACTGAGGGTGTATACATGGGATTCAAACTTGCAGCAATTGCCACCGGCCTCTTAATTGTGGTCGCTGGCGGTTCTGCTTTTTACATAAAGTATCAAGCGAACGAGATAGCCACATTGAAGGCTAACTCTATTATTTTAGAGGGCAAGATTGAAGAGCAAAACGCATCGATAGATAACTACTTGGCCAAACAAAGAGAAACTACGGAGCAGATCAACGCCCTTACTGCGCAAAACCAAGAAGCAATGCGAGAAGTAAACCAGCTCAGAAACACCTTCCAAAGACACAGCCTCGGAAACCTAGCATTAGCCAAGCCTGGCTTGATAGAAAACGTAATTAACAGAGGCACCAAAAAAGTCGGCCTTGACTTTGTGGAGCTAACAAACCCAAATATGTTTGATGAAAAGCCTGTTACTGATTAGTTTGACTTTCCTCATGTGCAGCTGTTCATTGCTGCCGCGTACGCAACCGGTTGAAGTAAAAACTATCACTTTGCCCGCACCGATGTACCACCCTCCGATGCCGCTTGAAGTAAATATGCAAGATCTGACTTGGAGGGTTCTCACCCCAGAACTTATGGCTGAATACTTGAAATTAGTAGAAGAAGGCAAGGCCCCGCCGGAAGCGTACTACGCTCTCAGCACACAGGGATATGAGTCGTTAAGCATGAATATGGCTGAGTTAAAAAGATACATAACTAATGTTTTAGCAATAATTGAATACTACAGAGAACAAGACAAAGAAGCTTCTGTAGAACAGGAGAATGAAAATGAGTAATGCACCAGACGCTTTTGTTTACAACGCTACCCTCGACAGAATTATAGACGGAGACACCTTTGATTGCGTCCTCGATCTGGGGTTTGATGTAAAATTACACAAACAGCGTGTTCGTCTTTCTGGAATTGACACCCCCGAATCTAGGATTAACACAAAGCGATACCCAGAAAGAGCCAAAGAAAAAATTATGGGTAAAGCGGCAAAAGCAAGATTGGCAGAGCTTTGCAAAGGTAGTTTCAAAGTCAAATCTTTAGGTAAAGGTAAATATGGTAGAATTTTGGGTATCCCTTATACGGAAGATGGCAAAGATATTTGTCAAATACTTATCAATGAGGGCCATGCCGTTCAATATCACGGCGGCAAAAAAATCAAAGTATGGGGAAAATAACATGAAAATATCAGAAGAGGGAAAGGCTCTTATTAAAAAATTTGAAGGCTGTGAGCTTGAAAGTTATCGCTGTAGTGCTGACGTAATTACTCTAGGTTTTGGGCATACAAAAGGCGTAAAAGAAGGTGACACTTGTACGCAAGAAGAAGCAGACCAAATGTTAGAAGAAGACCTTGCAGAATTTGAGGAATATGTTGATAAGTACGTTGAGGTTGATATTTCTCAAAACCAAAGAGACGCTTTAATTTCGTGGACATTTAATTTGGGTCCGCAAAACCTAAAAACTAGCACGATGCTCAAAGAATTAAACGCTGGAAATTATTCAAAAGTGCCCTTCGAGATGCGTCGATGGAACAAAGCTGGTGGTCAAACTTTAGAAGGCCTTATTCGTAGACGAGAGGCAGAAAGCTTATTGTTTGAAGGCAAAGAGTGGCATGAAGTTTAATACATAGTTATGCCAGAGCTTTCTTTAAAAGATTTTGATATTTTGTCACAGCAAGACAAAACAGAGGCTGTTGCGCTTTTAAACAGATATGACCAAATAGAATTACAAGATAAATGCCAGGGCGACTTTATTAGTTATGTAAAACATCTTTGGCCAGAGTTTATAGAAGGGCGACACCACAAAATCATTGGCGATAAGTTTAATAAGATTGCGCAAGGAAAACTAAAACGACTGATAGTATGTTTACCACCTAGGCACTCAAAGTCTGAGTTTGCTAGTACCTACTTTCCAAGCTGGATGATGGGTTTGCGTGGCGACTTAAAGATAATACAAACAACACACACCGCGGAGCTTGCTGTTAGGTTCGGCCGTAAAGTAAGAAACATTATTGACAGCGAAGATTACCAAAAAGTTTTTCCAGACTTAAAGCTCCAGGCAGATAACAAGTCGGCTGGACGATGGACCACTAACCAGGAAGGTGAATCATTCTATGCTGGTGTGGGTGGTGCGATTACAGGTCGTGGCGCGGATCTATTAATTATTGATGACCCTCATTCTGAGCAAGATGCTTTGTCACCGACAGCGATGGAGTCGGCTTATGAGTGGTATACGTCTGGACCTAGACAGCGTTTACAGCCTGGCGGAATCATAATTATAGTTATGACGCGATGGTCTACAAAAGACCTGGTTGGTAAAGTATTAAAGAATCAAAGCGCAGATCATGCCGACCAATGGGAGATTGTAGAGTTTCCAGCAATTATGCCTGAGACAGAAACACCTCTATGGCCAGAGTTTTGGAAAAAAGAAGAGCTGCTATCTGTTAAGGCATCTTTACCGATCGCCAAATGGAACAGTCAGTGGCTACAGAATCCTACAGCTGAAGCCGGATCTATTGTAAAGAGAGAGTGGTGGAACAGGTGGGAAAAGGAAGATGTTCCGCCTTACAGCTATGTTATACAAAGCTATGACACGGCTTTTAGCAAAAAAGAAACTGCTGACTACTCGGCTATAACAACTTGGGCAATATTTAAACCTGGCGTTTCTGGTGATGAAGATGCTGAACAAATTATGTTGTTAGACGCAAAAAGGGTGCGCGTAGATTTTCCAGAATTAAAAAAACTAGCTTGGGATGAATATAAATATTGGGAGCCAGATTGTGTGCTAATAGAAGCAAAAGCAAGCGGCACACCTTTGACGCAAGAATTAAGAAGAATGGGCATACCTGTTACAGCTTATACTCCAAGCCGAGGGCAAGACAAAGTGGCCAGGATGAACTCAGTTGCGCCTATATTTGAAAGCGGTATGGTTTGGGCACCAGAGGAAGATTTCAGTGACGAAGTTATTGAAGAAATGGCAAGCTTTCCGTATGGGGACCATGACGATTATTGTGATAGTGCTACAATGGCTTTGATGAGATTCAGGCAAGGCGGCTTTTTATCGCTTGATGCCGATTATCCAGATCAAGCGGATTTCTTAAACAAGAAGCGCGTGGTGTATTATTAACAACGAACAAAAGTGTTACACTGAATTATGGCTATAGAGAAAAGAGAACAAATTCAAAGCGAAACCCCAGACGTAAAAGTAACAGGTTCATCTGTTGAGGTTTTTCCAGAACCCTCTAGGGCAGATCAAATTAAAAATGCCGCCGAAATACTTGTAGCAGAAGAAGGTATTTTAATTGGTGACGAACAGTTAGAAGACGAAGTGCCACCTATGGAGTTTGGTGCAAATTTAGCCGAACTAATAGAAGACAGTGTTTTAAATAAATTAGCTGGCGACATACTTGAATCTATAAACCAAGACAAAGAATCAAGATCGGACTGGGAAAAAACATACACGGATGGCCTAAAATATTTAGGCATGAAGTTTGACGAGGGAAGATCACAGCCCTTTGAAGGTAGCTCTGGGGTTATTCACCCGATTTTGGCAGAGGCCGTTACTCAATTCCAAGCGCAAGCTTACAAAGAAATGTTGCCAGCCAAAGGTCCGGTAAAAACACAAATTATCGGTGCCAGGACAGTAGAGACAGAAACACAAGCTGATCGCGTTCAAGAATTTATGAACTTCTACATTATGAATGTAATGAGGGACTACGACCCCGAACTAGATATGCTTTTGTTTTATTTACCTCTAGCGGGTAGCGCATTTAAAAAGGTTTACTTTGATAACGTCTTGAACAGGGCGGTTTCTAAGTTTATTGCACCCGAAGATTTGATAGTGCCATACGAAGCTTCAGATCTTTCTAGTGCTGAGCGTGTAACTCACGCTATAAATATGTCTCACAACGAAATCAAGAAACAACAGCTTTCTGGTTTTTATGCAAATGTGGATGTAAGCAAACATTCATACGACTCTAGTGAATCAGATGTAGAAGCAGAAATAGACAAGCTTCAGGGCATCAAAGGTAGCTATGCGGAAGATCGGGACCATACAGTTTATGAGGTTCACTGTATTTTAGACCTAGAAGGGTTTGAGGATATAGGAGAAGATGGCGAGCCTACCGGATTAAAACTGCCATACATTGTCACGATAGATGAACAATCAGAGCAAGTTTTAGCAATACGAAGAAATTACAACGAAGGCGACCCCTACAAGAACAAGATTAACTTTTTTGTTCAATACAAGTTTTTACCAGGGCTTGGTTTTTATGGATTAGGCCTGTCTCACATGATTGGTGGCATATCAAAAGCCAGCACATCAATATTGAGGCAATTAATTGATGCTGGAACATTAGCTAACTTGCCAGCCGGCTTTAAAGCCAGGGGCATGAGAATTAGGGATGAAGATGAGCCGTTACAGCCAGGCGAGTTTAGAGACATAGATACAACGGGTGGCAATTTAAGAGAAAATTTAATTCCCTTGCCGATAAAAGAACCAAGCAGTGTGCTTATGAGTTTGCTTGGTATTTTAGTAGATTCAGGAAAACGGTTTGCAGCAATAGCTGACACAAATATAGGCGACGCTAATGCGGCGATGCCTGTAGGCACGACTGTGGCTTTATTAGAGCGCGGAACAAAAGTTATGAGCGCTATCCATAAACGATTGCACTATGCTCAGAGGCTAGAATTTCAATTACTTTCAAAAGTATTTTCCGAATATTTACCCCCTGATTACGGATATGAAACAGGCACTGGGCCTGGTGCAATCAAACAAACCGATTTTGATGACCGTATAGACATCATACCGGTATCAGATCCAAACATATTCAGCCAAAGCCAAAGAATTACTTTAGCTCAAGAGTTGTTACAGATGGTGCAAAGTAACCCAGACATACACGGACCAACTGGTATGTTTGAAGCGTACAGAAGAATGTACGCAGCTCTGGGTGTTGATAACGTCGAAAGTTTGATACAACCACCGCCAGACATGACTCCAAAACCTATAGACTCAGGTTTAGAAAACAGCGGTTTGATGATGGGCCAGCCACAACAAGCTTTTGAATCACAAAACCATCAATCACACATTGAGGCACACAGAAGCTTGTTTTTGACTCAAGTGGTTAAAGAAAACCCACAAATTCAATCTATTATTATTAGTCATTGTATGCAGCATTTGCAGTTTATGGCGGCGCAAATAGCGCAAGAACAAATACCGCCAGAAGTACAAGAGCGTATCCAAGCGGTACAGGAACAAATGCAACAGCTACCTCCAGACCAGGCACAAATGGCTGCGACAGAAATACAAATGATACAAGATCAATTTGCTGCGCCAATACTGGCTCAGCTTACACAAGAATTCTTACAATCTATTGGACAAGGTGGATCCGAAGACCCACTGGTTGCTATACGTCAACAAGAACTTGACCTAAAAGACAAGCAGTTAGATCAAGAACAAGTGCAGTTTGAAATGAAACAAGGACAGCGCGACCAAGAGAAATTGTTAGAGAACGAAATTCAGCGTCAGCGCATAAATGTACAAAAAGATGTTGCAGATGATAAACTGGATGTGTCAATTCAACGATTGAAGCAGCAAGCGGACCTAAAGCTGCTTGAATTGGAACAGAAAATGAGAAGTTAGGTCCAGGAGAGAGTATATGAATAGTGATAGAGTCGACGAAATTGCTGCATTAAGAGAGCAAAAAAAACTGGACCGTCAAGCAGAGATTGAAGCAAGAGAAGCTAAAGAAGCAGAAGAGGCTAAATCCCACGCAGCGAACATGGAAAGGATAGCCAAAAAAATGGCTAGAATTGAAGCTGAAAAAAATGCAATAGTTCAAGAACCAGCGGCTGAAGAGCCGGCGGTTGAAGAGGTTCCGGCTGAAGAGGTTCCGGCTGAAGAGCCAGTAGCCGCAAAACCGAAACCAGCGCCTAAAAAGAAAAAGGCTGCTGCAAAAAAACCCGTAGCGAAAGCAAAAGGTAAAACAAGGGGCCGACCAAAAGGCTCTAAAAACAAAAAATAGGAGAAAGTTATGGCAATTAAAATTGTGCCAAGCAACAAGTCTTTTGATAAACCAAATCCTAATGCGATTGGTAAAAACAAAGGTGTTACTGCTATTGTCAACATGAAGGGCAAAGGCGCAGCGACTAAAGGCTTGAAGTTTAAAGTTAGAAATTAATCGGTATGGACGAAGACCTTACTTATTTTGACGTCGTTAAGAAATTAATTAGGGATCGTGAAAAACAGATCTCTGAGACACTTATGTCGGGAGCACTAGAAAGTATAGAACATTATAAATTTTTGCAAGGTGAGCTAAATGCGTTATACTATATTGAAGGTGAACTGAAGGAACGTAACAAGGAAAAATAGTATGGCAAAACCAGAGACAGTTTTAGATGCTTATGTGGATCAAGACGACAGAGTGCTGGATCCCACAATTCTCGAACAGTCTGCTTTGGATCGGATGCCCCAACCTACCGGTTGGAGAATGCTTGTACTGCCTTATGGCGGTAAAAAGAAATCAGACGGCGGTATTTTGCTTACACAAAAGACCATAGATAAAGAAGCCCTGGCCACAGTGGTTGCTTATGTAGTTAAACAAGGTCCTTTATGTTACGGAGACAAAGAAAAATATGGCGAAAAGAAATGGTGCGAAGAGAAACAATGGGTTCTTATTGGCCGTTATTCAGGAGCCAGATTTAAGTTGGACGATGGCGCCGAGGTCCGAATAATTAATGATGACGAGGTTATCGCCACAATCTTGAATCCAGATGATATACTGAGCGTGTAATTATGACAGAAAATGCAAACCAGGCCGAAGAACAAGAAATCGAAATAAGCGTCGAAGAAGATGCTGTTGTAGAAAACCAAGCTAATCCTGATGATGAATTAGAAAACTATACTAAGTCGGTTTCTAAAAGAATTAACAAGCTGAACGCTAAAACACGGGCAGCTGAAGAAAGAGCGCAAATGGCAGAGCAAATAGCTCAACAGCGCGAGGCCGAGATTCTGGCCCTAAGAAACCATTCCTACACACAAGCGGGCGCAGTGCTTCAACAAGAAGAAGAAGCGATTGCGGCTAAAGAGCAACAAGCAGACGACCTGTACAAAAAGGCTGTGCAATCAGGCAATGCTGATTTAATGAGCAAGGCAGACACTTTAAAAAGTGATCTAAGCATTCAAAAAGAAAAACATAGGCTTGCAAAAAACAGACAAGACCAACAGACAGCTCAATACCAACAACAATTACAAAGCCAGCCAGTACAGCAACAAGCTCAGCCTGTTGTAGAGCCTACTTCGGAGGCTTTGTCTTGGTATGAAAATAACAAATGGTACGGAGATGCAGAGGACCAGAGTAACTTGGAAGCTACTCAATACGCATACTTCCAACATTATAATCTTATTAATGAAGGCCATGAGCCAGACTCAGATGAGTATTACGAAGAGCTGAACAATAGAATTTATAAAGTTTACCCACATTTGCAAAACGCAAATGTTGAAAGTAAAGACGCGCAAGTAGAAGCCAAACCCTCTGTGCAAAGAGTTGCTTCTGCCACTGTAGGTAGTGGTCGTCAAAAAACACAAGGCAAAAAAAATGGCGTGACGTTTTCTAAGTCAGAAGTAGAGCGCCTTAGAGGGCTAAAACCTCATAACATGAGCGAAGAAGCTTGGTTAAAAAAGGTTGCAGCTGAAAAGCAACGCATAGCATCTAGGGAGGCAATGTAATGACTGAAGAAAAAAAAGGGAACGCAAATAGAAACTCTCGTGAATCCGAGGCACACGATAAACAAACTCGTAGAAAACCATGGCGACCAGTTAGAAGGTTAGAAACGCCGCCGGCTCCTCCAGGGTATACATACCGCTGGATTAGGGAGTCAATGTTGGGACAAGAAGATCGCGCGAACGTCAGTAGACGCATAAGAGAAGGTTGGGAACTCGTTAGAGGTACAGATCTTCCTAGTGATTGGGACCTACCAACAGCGGACGAACATAGCCGACACGCTGGTATCGTTTATAATGAAGGATTACTTCTTGCAAAAATACCTAATGAGACTGTACAAGAGCGACGCGACTACTACCAAGGTAAGAGTCAAGACGCTGTAGATGCGTTAGACAATACAATGTTTAATGAAACTAGAAAAGACGGTCGATATGTTAAGTATGATCCCCAAAGGGATTCAAGGGTATCTTTCGGCAAAAAATAACCGTACAGAAATGTACATAATCATTTAGGAGACTAAAAATGGCGAATAAAGACGCTTCTTTTGGACTAAAACCTGTAAAAATGATTGGTGGTGCTCCGTATAATGGCGGGCAGTCACGTTATAGAATTGCTGCAAACTATGGCACGAGTATTTTCCAAGGCGACTTGGTAGCTCAAGTAACTGGCGGAGGTGTAGAAATACACGCTGTTAGCGGCACTGTGCCCATAATTGGAGTATTTAACGGCTGCGAGTATACAGACCCAACAACAGGCGAACAGGTATTTAGTAACTACTCCT